GGGCTGCTTCATTGCTCCGGCGAGTCCCATAATCCCGGCCACGATGCCGTCGATCTTGCGATGTTCATTGGCATCAGGTTTCACGGGTCGTTTGTTTTGGTTGGTGTCGCATTTGACTTGGACGTGCCCCGCCTGCCAGGACAGGATCGGATGGTTGCTGTGATGGAGCTTGCCCGCGATGACGAGACTCTCATACTCAGCGGTCGCCGGGGCGAACTCGCGCCATGATTGTGAGAAGGCGAAGCGCGGAATGCCGCGCTCTTCCAGTCGCTGAGTCAGTTCTTCGGCGTAGGTCTTGTCATAGACGATGCCGCGCAGGTGGAAGCGGTCGTGAAGCTGGATGATGCGGCGCTCGACTGCGGAATAGTCAACGACGTTGCCCGACGTAAGCTCTAGGAAGTTCTGCTGTGACCACTCGATATAAGTGGCCAAGTGGTTCTTGGTCCGTGCCTCATCTTCGGGCAGCCAGAAGTAAGGCACTTGATAGAACGTCTCACCGTCTCGAAAGACGAGCACGGCAGCCGTCATGTCGCGGGTCTTGGACAAGTCCAGGCCAAGCCAGCATGGCAAGCCTTCCAGGTCATCGAGCGTGAATGACTTAGCGCACCGCGCCCAATCATCTTGCTTGAGCCAAGGGTTGCTTGAGCTTGACCAGATATTGAGGCGATACGTTTTGAACGTCGTGAGGTCCGACAGGGAGTTCTTCGATGCGTTGTAGTCATCGAGGAACTCACCCGGCTTGACTGTGTGACCCCAAGCGGGATTGGCCATGCGGCCATACTTCGCAGGATCGGCATCAAGCTCGGCGTCGGCTAACGTCTGCGGAGCTTCGTAGGCGGCAAAGAAGAACCGCTCATCGGTGAACTGTCCTGCCTCAACGCTCTTGCCGTACTCATACCGCTTCTTGCCGTAGCCTTGCGGGTTGTTGCCCGCCGTGCTGACTTCAATCTGCAAGGGTTCACTGCGGCTGATGCCGGCACCCTTGATGATCTTGGCCAGCCGGTCGCTGACGACGTGGCATTCGTCAATCAGGACACTGCCGTTGATGCCTTCCTTGCCGTCGTGATTGTCACCGGCCAAGATGCTGTAGGTGCTCTTGCTGGCCGGATGCGTGATGCGGAGCGTGCTCTTGTTAATGACGCATTGGGCGGAAAGCTCCGGCGACATCCGGCACATTTCGATAGCGTGCTGGTGTGCGATCTTTGCTTGCTCGCCGTCCTTGGCCGCGCTGAAGATTTTCTGTCCGGGTTCGGAGTCGGCCAGAAATAAATAGAGTCCCCACCATGCAAGCGTTGGACTCTTGCCGTTCTTCTTGGGCACCCAAATTGACGCCTTGCGAAAGCGTCTGACCGTGCGGTTCCAATCCGCATCGAACTTCACCCAACCGAAGAGCCGCGAGGCGCATTCGACTTGCCAGGTGATAGGCGTCAGCGGTTGGCCAGCGTAGTCACCTTCATAGAGGCGAAGGAATCGCTCGGCAAATTCCAAGACGTGCTGAGCACGGGCTTCATCGAAGTAGCTACCATTGGCGACAGCCCGCTCATCACTTTCATTTCGTATCCAGCGCTTCGTTAGCGCGTCGATCTTCACGGCTGCGGGCGAATCCTAGAAGGCCGGTGTCGGGCGGTTCCGCGACTTGCAACCGGGCGCGGTCAGAAGGCGTGAGGCCGAAGCGGCTGGCGATAGTGTTGAACTGTTTGAACGCTGCGCCCGCTAGAATTTGCGTGTCGTAATAGGGGCGGCTTTTTCGGTCTTCAATCGAGGCCAGAGACTGGCGGGCAATTCGATAGAGGCCCCACCAATCGCAGAGCGCGGTAAGCTCTGCCGCATCGACTGCCGTGGCCACGCCGCTCTTGACGAGCGGTGGCACGATGGATTCCCAAAGCTCTTGAGCTTCGGGACTGAGCCAGTCGGGCATGACCGGCTCGCCGTCTGGCAGGAAAGAGTTGCCGTGCCGATCTTCACGGTATGTGCCGTCCAGAAGATGTTGGGCGATTGGCTTACGCGGTCTTCCCATTACGAATCGTCCTGATAAGCGGCCACGCATTCCACTCGGCGAAAGCCGTTCGCGCCGCCAGCTACGGCGGTCACTTCCAGGTAATAGGTGCGGTCAGCAATCAACGTCACGCTGGATTCGCAAACGCCGTCGTATCGCCCGTTCCTGCTGGTGACATAGGTGAGCGAACCCGATGCACCGGGCACGGCTGCGCCGGCGGCTGTCTTGATCGCATACGTCACGGTGGCATCGTTGACGTACACGCCCGTTGAGGCGAGCGTCATCCCGTCCCAACGAATCAGGTTGTCCGAATTGACAAAGAGTGTCAGCATGAAACAGAGAGTTCGCCAAGAAGGCGAGCCTGCGTTGTGATAGTGCCGCCGAGTCGCGGGCTGGAAGAAAGCTGACCAAACAGCTTGTCGCCAATGTCGCCAACATCGGGAACTTGTAGCTCTACGAATGAGAGCCGTGCCCGGCGTGGTCCGTTGGGAACTTGCAGTTCCACGAATGAGAGTCGCGCCCGGCGCAGACCATTCGGAACTTCAAGCTCAACGAATGAGAGACGTGCCCTACGTGGGGCATTGCCGACTTCTAGTTCGGCAAACGAGAGCCGTGCCCGCCGTGGTCCGTTGGGAACTTCAAGCTCAGTGAAGGCCAGCCGTGCGCGGCGGGGACCATTCGGAACTTCAAGCTCAACAAAGGAAAGCTGTGCGCGGCGGGGATCGCTCTCGACTTCTTCGGCACCCAGCGTGACCGTGTTGCCGTTGTTGAACTGATTCTGATAGTCGTAGGCGACCCAGTCAGCCGAGCGCGCTACGTTGTCGAGACGAGCTTCATCTAACACCAAACGTGGAAAATTAACTACAGGCTCTTGTCCTGTCGATCCAAACCGCAAATCGTCAGCGGTGCTTGTGTCCCAAGTCGCATCGACGCCTGGCGTATTCGACCCGCGCTCTACGCCATTTATGTAAACCCTATTTGTTGTCCCATCATACGTGTGTACTAGGTGGCACCACGTATTCTGGGCAAAGTAGCCACTTAGGTCGGTAACTAAGCGGCCTTCGACGCCATTGTTATACCAGCCGTAGTAGCCAGAGTTTGACGGATCATCTTTGAAACGCGGAAACACGTCATAGACGCGAGTGTTGCCGGTTAAGTCGAAGATACGAAAGAGAATGAAATCGTTGTCACTGACAGCGACAGTAGGTTTCCACCAGCAGGAAAACGTAATCGCCGACGTTGGCAACGCAAACGAAGGGACGGAAAGATAATCGTCGGTCCCGTCGAACTCCAGCCCGTAGCCGACTTGACCAGCGACTAAATCGCCACTCGTCATGCTGCCTTGGCTGGTGCCATGACTGGCGTTGCTCGTCCAATCGAGCACTTGCGGGGCTGAGCCGCTGGGGTCTTCCTCAAGCGGCCAGTAGCCCTGCGTATTGCTATCGACCGCTACTGCTTTGTTCTGCTGATCCGTCGCCGTGGCGTCGTAGTACAGATAGCCAAGCACGTCATTGGTCGCGGCTGAGCTATCCAGGTCGACCTTCGCTCGTAGAGCAAGATCGGCCAGCCCGCCTGCGGACGCGAACTTGAGCGCGCCATAGCCGACTTGCGTGGTGCCATCGGCGAGCGTGACCGCCAGCTTGCGGGTTGATAGCTCAGCGCCAATGTCAGCGTCACTAGACGCCTTCACCAACAGCGAGAACGCCGTCTGATTGCTGGCCGGCTTCACTGTCCCGTAGCGGATGGGCTTGCGTTTTGAGAAGCCGGCGAGAAATGGCATGGCCTACCCGAATTGAGCGAACATCTGGACCAGCGAGGCGCGGACGTTGGATTGAGAATCGTCTGTCAGCAGCTTGCCAACATCCGAAGCCAACTCCGCTTTGGCAGCCGCCGCCACGGTCGTATCTGGAAACCCAATCGCAGTGACTGCTTGGGCGTCAGTCATTTGCTGCAAGTCATCGTTGATGCGAGCCAGCTTGTAGATTCCATCACGCAAGTTATCCAGGCCGGTGCGCAGAATGCGCCCCAGCGGCTTGCCTTCACCATCGAACGGATAGAACGCCATTGGTTATGGTTTGTTAGCGACGAACCTGAGATAGAGGTCCGCGTAGTCTGTGATGGCGTCAGCCTCGCCGCTGGACAACGTGAGCGTCCCATCGGTCCAAGCTGAGCCGGAAATATCGGTATGCGTGGCGCTGGCAATCAGAGTGCCCGTTGCGCCTTCGTTGACGTAGCCTTGGCGAAGCTGGACGGTAAGATCAACCTGATCCCCGCCGCTCGCGTCTTTGCGGTAGCGATACCGCACGATATGCCCGCTGGATGATTGCGGGTCTTCTACGCTCGACAGCTTCGTGACATAGACATCACTGGTCGGCGTGAGTTGCGTCTGGATGAAGTCGTTGTCGTCCGCAACCGCTTCGTCGATTTGATCGAAGATGCTGGTCGTGGTGCCATCGTCTTCCGTCCAGTTGTCGCGGGTCGTGTCCGTGGACGGTCGCGCGAATTGAGGCATTGAACTTCCTGTTAGAGAATCGAGAGCGTGCCGCCGAGATAGTCGCTGCCGGCGCTAGTGCCGCTCAGCGCTGTCGTCTCATCGAGTCGCACGCGAAGCGTGTCAGTCGCGGCGAGCGCCGCGAGAATCGCCGCAAAGTCAGCGGTCGCAATGGCGAGCGTGTCGCCGCTGGTGAAAGCGGCCAGCACTTGGCCGGCGTCGGTGATGCCGACAATCAGCGAATCGCTGGCAGCAAGGCCGGCTAGAACAGCGTGCGCCTCAGCAGTGCTGATGGTCAAAGAGTCTGACCGGGACAAGCCAACAAGGATCGTTGACGAATCAGTGAGCCGCACGCCAAGCTCATCGCCTGATTGGAATTGAGCCAGGATCGTAGCGGCTTCGGCGGTGGCCAGCATTACATTGTCGCTGGCCGTGATCGTCACACTGACAACGTATTCGGTTGTCACACCAGCATCGACCAAGCTGACAGTGAGCGAGTCGCTGCGCTGGGCAGCAACCAAGAGGGTCGGTTGCTCGATGAGCCGCAGAGCCAACGCATCGGATGCGTTGCGCATTGCCAAGAGAGCGTAGGCTTCGCTGGTCGCAATCAACAGCGGATCGCTGCCGACAACCGGGACGAGCACCGCGAACGTCTCAGGGATCGCAATGCTAAGGGCATCGCTGGCGACGATGAGTTGCAGCGTCTGGCCGGCGTCCGCAATGGTCAGCGCCAAGCTGTCAGTGACTGACAGAGCCGCCAGGATCGTCGGCGATTCCAGCAACCGCAATCGAAGCAAATCGTCGGTGACAAGCAGCCGCGTATTGTCCGAGGCTTCATCAACAGACAATGCGAAAGTTTCGCTGCCCGCTATGGCCACGACGTATTGGCCGGCTTCGGTGAATGCCAGGTCCAGCGTGTCGCTCACCGTGAGCAAGAGCAAGCTGTTGCTGGTGTCGGTGATACTCAGCGCCAGCGTGTCGCTGTAGTCGAGCGGGACAAAGATCGCGCGCGTCTCGGTCAACCTGATGGCAAAGTTGTCGCTTGCCACAACGGTGACGGTAATCTGTCCGGCGTCAGCCAGAGTGATCGCGAGCGAATCACTGCGAGCAACCGACACGATGGCATTGCCGCTGTCGGCAATCGCCACCAACAGAGTATCAGCCGCCGTGACCAAGAGCGCGATGAGGCTGCTTTCGGTCAAACCGACAGTGATGCTATCCGCAGCAGAGACGATAACCGACACTTGGCTCGCGTCGGTGATGCCGACGCTGAGCGTGTCAGTGCGGGAGAGCGATGAGTCAATCGTGCGAGCTTCGGTCAAGCTCACGCCGAGCGTGTCAGTCCGCGACAGCGTAATCACTACGGCGGTCGCTTCGGACAACGACAAGTCGAGACTGTCGCTGCCTGATTTCTCAACCGATCCCTCGATGTCAAACGGATCGCTGATTGCGCCGCTCAGGCCGTCCGACGAAGCGGAGAGCGTGTAGCCTTCGCCGCCCAAGTCAATCGACACATCGTCGAAAGTGGCAACGCCGCTAGAGAAGCTCCGGGTGAGCGTTCCGCTGAGCGTGCCACCACCGGGATTGTCCCAAATGTCGATGGTGACATTGCCGCTGTAGGTCGTGGCAAGGTCGCCGTTCTCATCACGCACTTCCACCGTGAAGGTCGGGATGGGATCGTTGACGATGGCGTTGGTCGGCTGTGTGCCGAAGACAAGATGATCGACAGCAAAGTAGGTGATGACCACTTCGCCGCGCGCACCGTCGCCACCGGGAATCTCTTCACCGTCGCCAGCGCCACCGCCGCCGCCACCGGGAACATTGCCGGCGTTGCCGGCTGTCTCGGAAGAGCCACCGTCGCCGCCAGCGCCACCCCCGTC